TTTACTCAAACACTATCTTTAACATTACAAAAGATAGATGCAGCAACTTCAAACCAAATCAAATTACTTTGTTATAATCGTGTTCAAATCTTTGTACAAGATACCAACGATAATGTATTTTTATTAGGACTTAATAATGGCTGTGATGTTTCAGGTGGTACGATTGTTTCAGGTGCTGCTAAAGGTGATTTAACAGGATATACGATAGAGTTTACAGCAGAAGAAAAAGAACCTTTATATAACATTATAAAAACTAATGGTAGTGGTACAGACTATCCGTTTGACCAATTAGGTGATGCAGATTCTGAATTAACTATAGTATCAGGAACTTAATCGCTACTGCATATATATAAAAGAAGGGGTTTTTTGCCCCTTTTTTTGTACAGTAAAAAACAATAACTAAACTTTTATATTTATAATAAAAGACTATGGCTTGGAAAGTAAAAAAAGACTATGAAGGTAAAACAGTTCCTAATTGTTATACGCCTTTAAATGATCTTACTCAAAATCAAATTAAGAAGCTAGGCGAAGGAATTAGAAACGCTTATTTTATAGAAGAAAAACCTAAAAAGAAAAAAGATTAATGTTTCAGTTTGAACAAATAGGTATTCCTGTTATTGGAAGTCTTAGAGCTAATTTATATGATGCTATGACCAACAATGACGAATATAATCCTCTAATAGTTTATAAAAGTCAGTTTACAGGATATACAAAAACATCACTAGGTCAAGCTGTATACTGGAACTATAAAGAAAGGTATGTGCGTATAGAGCAAACTATTTTGGCCCAGGGTGGCACAGAAGATTTATCAGCAGGGAAGGTTTTATTTGGAACAAAAGATTTCCCGTTTGGTTTTTATGATGTTACAATATACCAAAACAACAACAATACTAATACGGATATTGCAAATACCATTAAGGTTGTTTACAGGGGATTACTAAATGTTTCAAGTGCTACAGGAACAGTAGATTATACTGAATACACAACTAACGATTCTGACACAGAAAGCGTTTATATAACAATTTAAATTATGAATTTAAACTTAGTAAAATTATCACATTATAATATTCCACATTTAGTTGAACGACCTAATCAAGATTGGGTGTCTTTTGGTGAAGATAATTTATATCCTAATTATCTATTAGAATTATTTTTAGGTAGTGCTATTAATGGTGCATTAATTAAGTCAATCGGTGCAATGATTTATGGCGAAGGTTTAGCTGCTACTAACGCTGATGAAAGCGAAGCTAATAAAGAATCTTTTTTACGACTAACAGAATTACTGCATAACTCAGATGATGATGTATTAAAAGATTTAGCTATGGACTTGAAGCTATTTGGTGGCTGTTATGTTAATGTTATTTGGAGTAGAGATAGAAGCAAAATAGCTAAACTTTTACATATACCAGCACAATATGTTAGAAGCGGTAAAATGGTTGACGGTGAAATAGACACTTATTATTATTCTGCTGATTGGTCTAAAGCAAGAAAAGCAGAATACAGACCAAGACCTTATGCAGCGTTCAATACAGAAGATAGAACACAAGCAAGTCAAATTCTAATGATCCGAGATAAAAACCCAGCTTTGTTTTATGGGTTTGCTCCTGATTATGTAGCTGCTACAGACTGGATACAAATGGAATTAGAAATAGCACAATTTCATTTATCTAATATAACATCAGGAATGACACCATCTATGCACGTTGGGTTTTCTAATGGTGTACCTACTGAAGAAGAAAGACGAACTATTGAAAGACAACTAAACCAAAAGTTTGCAGGTAGTGGAAACGCTGGAAAAATACTATTAACTTTTAATGATGGTAAAGATACAGCACCAATTATAGAACCTATCCAAATGAATGACGCACAGTCAGCTTGGGAAGGAATGAGTAAACAAGCGGTAAATCAAATCTTAGCTGGTCATCGTTGCGTTAGTCCATTATTATTTGGAATAAGAACAGAAGGTGGAAATGGATTAGGTTCAAATGCAGATGAATTAAGAGATGCGTACAGTTTATTTAACAATACAGTCGTAGTACCGTTTCAAAACATACTTTTAAGAGGATTAGACAAGGTTTTTAGAATTAATGATATAAACCTTGATTTATACTTTAAAACGCTTAAACCCGCTGATTTCATTGATTTAGATGTTGTTAAAACTCAATCAGAAGATGACCAAGAAAAAGAAGGTGTATCAAATGAAGAAATAGAACAAGAAGATTTAAAGCACGAATTTAAAGAAGAATTATCAGATGATGAATTTGACGAAATATTTAATGCGTTAGAGGGCGAGGTAATAGACGAAGAAGAATGGGAAATGGTAGATGAAAAAGACCAAGATGAAATAGAAGATTACGAAGAATGGGCGAAGTCTTTAATTGCAGAGAACAAGAAAGAAACAATGGCAGATGTTATAACAGCCAATCCGAATGGCTTTAGTTATTTAGATAAATCATTTTACAAGATTAGATTTAAATATGTTAGAGCAGCTTCAGGTGGTGGTAAAAGCAGAACATTTTGTAGAAATATGATGTCTAAAAGTGGTCAGGGTGTTGTTTATAGATTAGAGGGTATTGATAAAGCAAGTAGAGCAGGTGTTAATAGACGATTAGGACACAAGGGCAAACCCTATGATTTATTCAAGTGGAAGGGTGGTGTTTATTGTAGACACGCTTGGAAGGTTGTTTTGTATAGACTAAAGAAAGGAAGTATAGCGAAGGGAAAAATAGGTTCAGACGATTTAGACGATTATAAAAGAGCATCTACTATTCCTAAAACATATATGCCAACACCAAGAGGAATAGATAAAGCAGTAGTAGCAACTAATAATTTGCCTGGTCGTGGTGAATATCCAGGAAGATAATAAAATAAAAATATGGCAATACAACATACACTTTATATAAGCAGTACAAGAATCAAGAAAGACACAGCATTAGGTGGTTCAGTAGATGACAATATTATTATGCCTTACATACTACTAGCACAAGATATGTTTATTCTTCCTGTTCTTGGAACTGATTTAGACGCTAAATTAAAAGCTGAAATACAAGCGGGTTCATTAGCAGGTGCATATAAAACACTTGTAGAAACATATATACAACCTGCATTAGTGCAATTTGCATTTACAGAATTAGCACCATTTTTACGATTACGATTTGTTAATAATTCTGTTGTCGTTATGGGCGACACTGATACAGGTTCTTCAGCTACTTATGAAGATATAAAACCACTAATGGACAGGTCAAAAGATGCTGCTGAATTTTACAGAGAAAGATTAATAGATTACATCAGGAATAATACAAGTTCTTTTCCTGAATACAGTACAAATTCTGGTGCTGATTTAGACCCGACTGCAAATAATTATTTTGCAGGAATTAACCTAGATGTTAACGTACCAAAAAACAATCGCCTAAGAGGGTTTTTACAGGGTGCTGATATTACTATATATGGGTGTTAAAGAACGCAAGACATACATAAGCAGTTTAGAAAACTTTAAGAAGCTAAAAAATTATATTAAAAAATTAAACAATGGCAAATCAAAGATTAACAGACAAGACGGCACTCGAAGAACAAACGGGTAGCGGTGATTTATATATGATTGTCGATGCAAACGACACAACAGGTAGCGCTGCTGGAACTAGCAAAAAATTAGATTCTAAATTTGTTATTCAAACTGATAAAATTAGTTTAAGTAATGCAGAAGTTTTAGATTTAGAAAATACACCAAAAACATTAATCGGTGCATTGAGTGGTTATATGCCCACAGTATATAACGTGACAGTTTTATGCACTTATGCCTCCGCAACAGAAGCGAGTAATAAGGGATTGCTATTTGGTTTTGACAATTCAGATGACACTCACTATTGGGGAAAAGCAGACAGAATTATGAGTGGTGAAACAACTGACTGTTCATTTGTTATTCAAGGTCAAGGTGCGCCAAGAGCACCCGTTAGAACTACATCAATTCTGAATACACCTTTTATATGTTGGTCAGATGGCGCGGGGTTTACAGGTGGTTGGTCTTGTGATGTTTACATTACATATAGCTACACAAAAATACTATAATGATACGGCTTTTATTTCTATTATTGCCTTTACTGTCTTTCGGACAATTCTACAAGTATGCTACTATCTATGGTGGCATGTCTTTAAATTCTACAATAGCACCAATAGAAACATTTTTATATACTGATGGACAACTAATAGAAACAACACCAGATGACGGTGCTAACTATCGTTATTTTATAGGTATTAAAAAACTATCAAGATATAAGTTTGAAAGAAAACCGCGATTTTACTATGATGGATTGGAAGAAAATGCAAGTATATTTAGATCACCTGTTGACAAATTTGAATACTTGTTGCAATATGAGAGAATCAGAAACTTAGGCAGAGAATATAAAAACCACAATATCTGGTTCAGATACGTTGGTGGTTTTACAAGCATTAAAATTGAATCATCTAACAATGGTTATATTGATTTACAATATAAATCACTAGACATGCGTCTAAAAGCTGATTTAGGTGGCTTCAGGGCCACGTTCGGAAGTGTTGTGAGGTATCACCCCGTTTATGGCTTAGATGTCTTTAAACGCGACTTTCCTAATTATGATGATTTTGAAGCAGTAGCAACAGAACTTGGCTACACAAAAGAATTTTATTTTATAGACCTTAATGAAAATGACCGCTTGGACAGAATGGAACAGTCGTTTTTTAGATGGTTGCTAAATGGTGATATAATTGCTCAAAATACAGCACAATTTCAACAATATTATGCTACAATACCTGCAAAATACAATAGAGATAGATTAAATGAACTTGGAAATCAATATACGCTTTCTGGCGTTGCTGGTTTGTCTTATTATCTACATAAAGACAGCTTTTTTATCTTAGCTTATGGCAATTACTTCTTTATAAGCGAAAAAATAACAGAATATGGTTCAGACACAAACGATTATGACTTCGGTGTTATCGCAAATTGGAAATTAAACCGATTATTGTCGTTTTACACACAATTAGAATACTTAAAGTATTTTGATAGAGAAAACTACACAATCAATTTAGGAATTAACTTAATAATAATATAAAACAATATAAATATATGGAAACTTTAAAAAAAATAGTAAATAGTAAAAAATTCTGGTATGCTTTCGCTATGTTCATTTTTATAACGTGTTCAAGCAGCTTTGGAATTACAGAAGGTGAAATGTCTAACTTAATTTGGATTGGAATTGCTTTACTTGTATCGCAAGGCATCTCAGATTGTAAATCTTGTGGAAAATGAAGATAAGCGAAAAAACTTCGGTAAATCTTGACTTAAAAACTATCGCTATTATTATAACAATGGCGGTTTCTGTTTCTGGAACTTATTTTACTCTAAAAGCAGATATTGAAGAAAATAAAAAAGCTCTTGAAAACGGGAACTGGGTTTCTGCTACTGAATACGATTTAAAAGACGAATTAGTTAGGAACACAATTATGTCAAACAGTAAGAAATTAGACGCAATAGAAGAAAAGCTAAACACTATTGACGACAGGTTATATAAACTCAAATAATATGAAATTAGATGTTCTTTTAATGGTTCTATTTGCGTTATTGTTTTTTGGTTATGGTGTCTTTTTTGGACAGGTTTCTGTGATTCATTTTAACAGCGAATGGAATGCAGATAATAATTTTGATATTACTGCTTTAAAAGACTGT